GCGACGGAGTCGGGAATCCATGACATGCAGCGCGTGGCGATGCAGTTCATGTTCTTCTGCACGTCCGTGTCGGTCGCGCCGTAGTGCAGGCGCATGCCGCGATTGTTGGAGATCTGCTCGACGCCGCCGACCGGCGGCACCGCAACGAGACTGACGAAGGGACACCACAGCGTCTTGGCCGTCTCGATGGGCAGGCCGGTGATGGGGGCGACCTTGGGTGTGGTTACCGGGCGTTGGGCGGGGGAGTCGGTCATCGTTCCTTCAGTTCCTTCTCAAGCACCTTCAGCGCCGACTTCAGCAGCCGGATGTTGTATTTCAATTCCCTCTTGCGCCAGTCCTTGACGGTGGTCTTGGGGACCACCTTCAGGCGCGGGACATCGCCGCCGCTCATCGCCGGAACCTGTTGCTGATCCACGAGCCGTCCTTGACCTCGCGGGTGGTCGCGACCGGCGGCGGCTCGACTGCCTTGGCCTCGACCTCATGCTCGCGCTCTACCCTCTCGCGCTTGGGCGGCGGCTCCGGATATCGATGCCGGGGATCGGGCTCCGGATCGCGGCGCCGGGGCTCAGGCTGCGGCACAAAGTGTTTCTCTTCCTTTTCGCGGCTCATGACACAATCCTCCAGTCCTTCGCCAGCATGTCGCTCTGGCTCGCCAGCCAGCCCATCAGGATCTCGCCGGTCGCGGTCTTCATGATGATGCACGGCAGCACCTTGGCCGATCCGCCCTGCTCGCGGGCGTGGATGCGGGCGTGAACCGACCACAGGTCGGCCGCCTGCACCTCTCGCGCCCCCTCAAGGCCAGACAGCGCGATCCACATGCCTTTGCCGTTCCATCCCTCGCGCTGGACCTTGAGGCCGGTTTCCATGGCGCGGATGGCGTCGCCAAAGGCGAGGTGGCTGACGAGGACATCCTGCACCGGCAGGCGCGTCTCACGGATGTCATTGCCCATGCCGCCGGGCAGGAGATCCTCGCCATGCGAGAGAACCTCGTCCGCCGGGACATTGGTCACCTCGACGCCTTCATTGCCGCTGGCGATGCGAGTGAATCCCACGCCGTAGAGCATGGCGTCGCTCACCGTCTGCTGCTGGCCGGTGAAGGCGGTCGGCTCGCCCTGCTGCTGTTGCGGCAGCGGCGGCGGCGGGAAGTCGAACGGCGGAAACTTGGAGGGCGCCTGCTTGGGCAGATCGAGCTTCGCCTCGCTATGGCCGATATCCGCGCCGATGTCGTCATCGCCCGGCGACGCTCCGAATCGGCCGACGCCATAGCCGCCGGGATTGAGGTCTGGCCCTGTCGGGTGCGTCTCGTCGAGAGCCTTGGCGATGGATGGTTTCATGGGGATGCGGGGCATGAGATCTCCTGTGGAAGTGAGGGCGAAGTTTTTACGCCTCGCCCTCTGGCGCCTTGCCTCGCCAATCCTGACCACGCGGCGCCCTGCGTCGGCGCGATCATCTTAACGACGCGAGCCCGGATCATGCAAGCAATCATGCGTCGTAGAGCGGCGGTGGCGTGCGGACGTTATCAAACTGAACAGCGCGATCAATTTCGGCAAGCCGTTCTATCGACCGGGTCAGCAGGCCGCACTCGCGCATATGCTTGAGAGCTTGGCTGACGGTGTCCACCAGATCGTCATGCTTGCCCTTGGGGAAGGTCGAGCACTGGCGAATCACCATCTCGGCCCAGTCGCGGTCTGGCGCGTAGATCATGCTTTCGGCGAACAGGTGTTGGACGCTATAGAGCCGCGACAGCTTGTCGATGGACTTAGGATCAATCAGGTGGACGGCCCACGGCTCAAACCCAAACAGGCGGCGCATCTCCTGCGCCACGCTGATGCCGCTGGCCTTGTTCTCGATCAGCAGCCGGTCAACCTTCAATTCGCGACATGAAGCCGCGACCTTGACGATTAGCTCGTGGACCGGCAGGCGCTCCATCCACGCCGACATCAGGATGACGTGAGGAACCGCGTCGAGCATGGTGCTGGCAGCGCCCTGATAGGCCTCTTTCGGCCGACCGTATCGATCCACCATGCGGGTGGCGCGCACGCCCGGATCGCCGGTAAACACGCCCCAGACGGTCAGGGCCGAATAGTCATTCTCTTCCTTGAGCCCGTAGGCGGTGTCGAGGCTGGCGACGATGAAGTCTACCGGCGGGAAGGTCGGTTCCGTCCATAGCTGCCACCACGCGTCCTTGATGACGCCGCCGCCGCGCGGGGTCGGGCTCTGCTGGAATTGCCCGGCGGTGGCGAACGGCCCCATGATGGTTTCATCGCGCACGACGACCGACAGCGGGAAGCGCGCCGGAAATAGAAGCTCGTCGGCCGTGGTCCTGATGTCCATCAGGCCGAGGCGCGTGGGCGCCGCCCGGTCGGGGTCATAGCGCATGGGCAGCATGACGTGATCATATTGCATTCCTTGGTCTAAGATCAGGCCAGACAGGTCCGACTCGTGCAGCCGCTGCATGATGACGATGATCGCCGAGGTGTCGGGATTGTTGAGCCGGGTCGGCACCGCCTCGCGGAACCATTGGTTGACGCCCTCGCGCACCGTGTCGCTGTTGGCGTCATCGACCGACAGGGCGTCGTCGATGATCACCCGGTCGCCACGGGCGCCGGTGATCGACTCGGCGGCGATGGCCTCGCGCCATCCGGCTTGTGTGGTTTCGAACTTGCCCTTGGCGTTCTGGTCGTCGCGGATGATGACGCGGTCGCCCCAGTGCCGGACATACCAGTCGCTCGCGATCAGGCGCCGCATCCGCATCGAGTCGCGGATGGCGAGGGCGAGGCTGTGGCTGGCGCAGACGTAGCGCAGGCCGGGCATGTTCTTCGGCCCCCACTCCCATGCGGGCCAGAACACGTTGACCAGCAGGCTCTTCATGGTGCCGGGCGGCACGTTGATCAGCAGGCGGTTATAGGGCTCGCCATCGACGATCTCGCCTGCGGTGATGGCCTCCAGATGCTCGCAGATGAAATCTATGTGCCAGCCGTGCTTGTAGGGCTGGAGGGGCTCTACCGCGTGCCATGAGCGCTTGACGAACTCGGCCAGCGATTCCTCGCACAGGCGCTTGTCCAGCGCGCGCAGATAGCCCGCCTTGTCAATGCTCTTGGGAAGGTCAATCAGCCCCATGGCTCAATCGAGATCTCCAATGATGCGAATCGCTTCCTCTTCGCCGATGCGCCGCCACGCCGGGTCGCGCAGGGCGTGCAGCAGGAAGGCGTGGCGCGCCATCTCCACTGTCTCGGCCTGCACCTTGAGGCTGGGCCACAGGAAGCGGATGTCGAGCGCCCGGCCGCGCGCCGCCGCCCAGTCGAGGATAAGCCGAATCAGCCGCATGTCAGACCTCGATCCATGCGCGGATCTCCCGGACAGGAACATAGAACGACGGCTCATCCGCGCCGACAGGAATAAATTGGATCTGCCAGACGCCATCGAGTCGCTCGATGCCAATGGGCAGCGCGTCGCCCCTATAGGCGTCGCAGATCAGGTAGACCGCCGCGCTGTCGTCCATCACTCCTCCGGATCGTGCTCGATGGTTTTGACCAAGGCCTTCTCCAGCGCCAGCATCTCATCGACATCGAGCGACGACACGTCGATCTGCTTGGTCATGGTGACGCTCACTGTAGTCGAATTCTCTGTTAGAGTTTTATCAGCGTAATCGCGGTTCATTCTGGGGATGCGCCACTGTAATGCCGATAGCTTAACTCGCGTCGAATCTACGTTGCCTGAATTACATTTGTCGGCCAATACTTTGATGCGGTCGAACTCCTTTTCAGCATAATCCGCGCGCGCGCGCTTGCAATTGATACCAAACGCCTCGTTGTCGCGACGATATTTACATACCATCCGCCACGACGGCATGTCGGGCAGCGCGCAGATTTCATCCCACGTCAGGCCTTCGGCCAGCGCCTCAAGGATGATCTCCTCGCTGGCTTCAGTCATCTCGGCCTTGATCGGCCGACCGATCTTCTTGCCCATCAGCTTGGAGCCTTGCCCTTGTCCTGTTCCTTCATGTAGGCGCCCATCGGCGTGCTCTCAAACATGCCGCATTCGGCGCGATAGGCCTCGATCATCGCGATCTCCTCGTCATAGGCGACGGAGCCCACCTTTTTGATCTTCAACAGCTTTTTCAGGATAGCCGGGACATATCCTTCGCCCTTGGCCTCCTTGAGCAACTCGCTGATGTCCTTGCCGATGGCGACCTTCTCGTCATCGAGGTGTTCGAGGCGCTCCATGTAGGCGCGAAGCTTGTGGTTATTTGGCATGAGGGATCTCCGTTGACGGCGAAATAATTTCGCACTTCGACGATAAAACGTCAATTTGCCCATTGACCGGCATGAAAGGTTCATTTAAAACCAACTTAGTTGAACCCGCACCGAGGACCACCGCAATGACCACTCTCTCCCTCCGCCACAACGTCGAAACCCTCAAGGCCGATGGCAAGTATTTCGAAGCCGGTCAGCTTTCCAAGGCCAACGGCGACCCCATCGCCCACTTCGGATGCCACTACGGCCTGCGCTCCACCCGCGACGCCGCCGTCGCGCAATTCTACGCCGGTTTCACCTACGTCGCCCCGGCTCCCGCCGCCAAGAAAGCCAAGAAGGCCAAGAAAGTCGCCACCTTCTCCAATGGCCTCGTCGATGTCTACAAAGGCAAGCGCGACGTGAAGGCCGCTTGGATGGTCACGCTGCCTAACGGCAAGATCATCTCCGGCCACAGCTATGACCGCGACACGGCGCAGAAGACCGCCGAGGGCAACGCCATGACCGGCGCGCCTCACCTCCTCAAGATGAGCGGCACCCGTGGCCGCGACATCGTCACCCCGGCGGCGGCGGCTTATTTTGCCAAGATCGCCAAGGACCACGGATTCGCCGACCGCAAGGCCTACAACGCCGACGCCGAGATCCGCCGGGCGGCGTGGCGCGCCGCCTGCAAGATCGAGATCGTCGATCTCTGACCACCAACGAGGGGCTCCGGCCCCTCACCCCTCCCACATGAAGGAACGAATCAATGAACCGCCGCATCCTCACCGTCGCCCCGCTCGATCCGCCGATTCGCTCCGGCGACTGGCACGACAAGCCGCTGCGCTGGACCGTGACCGGCGAAGACGCGATCACCCAGCATTTCCACACCAAAAAACATGCCGAGATCTGGGCGCGCTGCTACCGCGAGGCGGTCAACTTCTGCGCAGCCTCGCGCATGTGGGACAAGCTCGTAAAATAATTTCGAAAAATCGCTCAGGAGGGATTGACCCACCTGAGCGCACCGTTTAAAACCGCTTTAGTTGATCCCGCACGAAGGAACGCACCTGATGAAGCTGACCAAGACCCAGACCGCTCTGCTGCTTGAGGCCAATCGTCACTGCATGGGCGTCGTCGCCACCTATTTCGGCCACGTCACCAGCCGCAAGGCCGGATGCTTCGGCGGTCGCGGCAGCGACGCGGCCCAAACCCTGCGCGACTCCGGCCTGTTCGTCTTCCTGCGCAGCCATCACAGCATCGATCAGCTTTGCCACCGCATGGGAGCCATGCACTGCACCGAAACCGTCTGGCAGATCACCGAAGCCGGAAAAGCTCTCGCCATCTCCCTCAAGCCGAAAGCCTGAACCATGAAAAAGAACGCCCTCTACACGCTCCTCGTCGCCCCCAAGGGCGTCCACGGCGTCCTGCCGCTGGTTCTGCGCTTCTCGCGCTTCAGCGCCGCTCAGGACGCCGCCATCGAGCTTCGCGCCCAAGGCTTCAGCGTCGATACCGACGACTTCGAAGGCCACGCGCTGCACAATGACGCGGCCGGAGCGGTCGCGATGGTCAATAATTATTTTTCAAAATAATCGCCAGACGCGATTGACACACCTGAGCGCACCGTTTAAAACCGCTTTAGTTGATCCCGCACGAAGGAACGCACCGATGACCGCTCTCTCCCCCGCCCAGCACGCCCGCCTCTCCTCCATCCTGATCTGCGGCGCCGTTGGCGACCTCGAATTCGACAAGCGCGGCAACGTCCGCTACTGCCACAATCGCTTCGAAAACGAGG